GGCTACTTGAGGGTCTTTTTCATCGCCGCGTATGGGACCCACTCGCTATGAGGGAGATTTGATTATGTCGGACAAAGCCACGGCCCCTGAGCTTCGCCTAAAATTCTATATCGAAGGCGGGTGGTGGGTATGTTCTATCCTGTTTCCCGACGATAACATAGAACTCGGGCGAGTGCGTCTTGCCATCGTTGAGCTAGAGGCGAACCGCGAAGCCTTTATTAAGATGATGCAGGATCACTTGACGGATTTTATGGTCAACACATTAGGCAAACCACAACCCGAGTTCCTCACCCGTATCTCGCCTCCCCACTCTCGCAAGGACAACTGACCATGCCCTCAATTGCCGATGATATAAACTCGCCCGCGAAAATCCTCCTGATAGGCAAAAGTGGCGCAGGCAAAACCGGATCGCTGGCGTCCCTCGTCGCCTCGGGCTATAACCTGCGGATCATCGACACGGACAAAGGTGTGCGCCCCTTACGCTCGCTCCTTACCGACCCCCACTATCCCTACGACAAAATCATCAAGGCGAAAGGCATTGATCTTAATCATGCTGTGCGCTATGTTCCGATCGACACGTCTATGAAGCTCCGCAACGTCACGCGGAAACTGCCCGGCGACAATCGAACTACGTCCGAAACTCTTCTCGCCCCCGCTGACGCGAAAGCCTGGACAAAGGTGCTCGACTTGCTAGACGCCTGGAAAGAAGACGGGGTGGACTATGGCTCCGTCCGCACTTGGACGACAAAAGAAATCCTCGTTCTCGACAGTTTCTCTACTCTGGCGAAATGCGCCTATTACTTTTCGCAGAGCCTCAATGGACGCCTCGGCGCTCGGGATGAAGGTTACGACTACCAGCGGGACATAGGTGCAGCGCAAGCGCAGCTTACTCGGCTCTTGGAACTTCTTTACGACAGCAGTGTGGCGTGTAATGTGATCGTCATTTCCCACATCACCTGGGTCGATGAAAGCCAAGGCATCGCTTCGCGGCCGAAGGAAATGAACAAGGACGGCGGCTTTGCCATATCGAACCCCGACGGTTATCCTTCCGCCATTGGCCGCGCTCTTTCGCCCCAGATGGGGAAATACTTCAACGACATCTATATCGCCCGCAGCGGTGGCGCAGGCGCCAACATCAACCGAACCATTTCCACAGTCTCCCAAGACGGCGTTTTGGCAAAAAATTCCGTTTATCTTGAGCGGGATTATTCTGTGACCTTCGGTCTAGCGGCGATCTTCGCCGCTATTCGCGGGGAAGCGCCGCCCCAAGACCTCATCGACGCGTGCCAACCGCGCCGCGCCGCTCCGCCGAACACCATAGGGCAGAAGCCGCCGACGACTGCCTTAGCCTAGCCTCTACGTCGGCCTCACACTAACCCACCAACCCAAAGGCAAACACAACCATGAGCGCATCATTCCGCGAACTCCTCTCAATGCCCACCGACACCGTCGAGCGGCCCAGGCCGCTGGCCGCCGGTCACTACATCGGCATCATCAAGGGTCACGAATACGGCGTCAGCCGGAACAAGCAGACCCCCTACGTCCGGTTCACTCTGAGCCCGACGGAAGAGACGGCCGATGTCGAGCCCGGTGCCAATGGCAACACCGACCTGACGAAGCGCGAGCTTCGGCGAGACTTCTACCTCACGCCCCAGGCCCTTTACCGCCTGAGCGACTTCCTCGACGCCGTGCTCGGCAAGGAAACCGGGCGCTCGTTCGATGAGCGCATCCCGGAAACCCGTGGTGCGCAGGTAATGTTCAAGGTGACGACTCGAGACAGTGAGGACGGCTCCGAGACCTACAACGATGTCGGAACCATCGTCAAGGCGTAAGCCACCCGGCAAATAGCCGGCGAATAGCCGGCAAATAGCCTACGACCTGGGCATGTCGCAAAACTGCCTACCTTCGCCGCTCGCGCCCTCGCGGCAGCCTATCCCGTCTCTCTCCCTCGGAGCCTCAAATGCCCTCACTCTCCTATTCATCTATCGACCCACGCACCATCGTCATCAAGCGCGGGACTCGCCAACGGCAAGAAAACATTGCCGACATAGAAGACCTCAAGCAGAGCATCGCGACAATCGGGCTCATCAACCCCATCATCGTTAGGCGCGAAGAAGACGAGACGGTTCTGGTCGCCGGCGAGCGCCGTCTCACGGCGGTTCTCGCTCTCGGCTGGCCTGAAATCCACGTCCGCTACATGGAATTGCTCTCTACCCGAGAGGCGGAGATCATCGAGCTCGAAGAGAATGTAAAGCGAAAGGAACTCGGCTGGAAGGACCAAGTTCGCGCCATTGGCCGCATCCACGCGCTCTACCGCGAGCAAAACTCCGGGTGGAAGATTGAACAAACGGCCGAAGCCGTTAGCCTCACCCCGGCGCATCTGCGCAAAGTACTCCATGTCTATGAGGCGCTGAACGGCGGCCGGATCGACAACGCAGAAGGCATCGAACAAGCCTACAACATACTGCATCGCTTCGCGGAGCGCAAAGCGGAAAGCATCGTCGGCGATATTATCGTCAAAGGCGCCACAATCTTCGGTCAAGCAGGCGAAGCCGTGGCTAACGCCAGTCAAGCCGTGATTAACCACTTTGCGCCGCCCCCGCCATCGGCATCGGACACACCGCCGCCCCACTCTCCCACGTCGCTTATTGACTCCTCTACTCCCCCGCCTGCCTTGGCCTCCGCGCCGCCCCCGCCTCCGATTGCTGCATACGTCCCGCCGAAAGACCCTGTTATCTGCGCCAATTTCTTAGAATGGGCAAAGACCTACAACGGACCGAAATTCACAGTCATCCACTGTGATTTTCCTTATGGTAATTATCGCGGCGGCGATAGTAGAGGCGCCATGTCCAAGCTCGACACGGAAGATTTCTATGATAATTCCGAAGGTGTCTATTGGACCCTTCTTGACGGACTGACACAGAACCTAGATCGCATAATGAGCTACGCAGCCCATCTTGTGTTTTGGTTCAACATGAACTTCTATACCGAGACTGTCTCACGGCTTCGCCGGGTGGGTCTATTCGTCCACGATCATCCCCTCATTTGGCATAAGACCGGCGGGGCGGGCGGTTTGGGTGTCGTCCCAGGCACCGCTGTTACCTATCCTCGGCGCACATACGACACCGCCCTTCTCGCAGTGCGAGGCAATCGCCCCTTGGCGAAGCCCGGCATGAACTCCTATGCCGCTCCCACAGCCGGAAACAAGATTCATCCATCCCAAAAGCCCGAGCCTATGCTGCGCCATTTCCTCTCGATGGTTGTAGACGAAACCTCAACCGTCCTCGACCCCACCTGCGGTTCCGCTGCGGCACTCCGCGCAGCGGAAGATTTGGGGGCGAAATACGTCCTCGGCCTGGAGCTTGACCCCAACTACGCCACCGCGGCCAATACTCGCACCCTACAAGCCCGTATCATGCGGCAGGCGGGCAATATCCACCGAGACGACATCACATCCTCGGCTGGATCATGAGCTTACTCATAGCCTACACGGTAGGGCATGGAGGGGACTTTCCTTAAAGCGCATGGAACATTTTCTCTTTTCTAAAGAAGCCGAGAATGACAAAGATACTTCTAGTCGGTGAAGCGCGCGGTGAGCGAGAAGCTCGCTTCGACCACGGTTTTGTTGGCTCTGCGGGAGTGGAATTGGCGAAGATGCTCGGCCAAGTAGATTTGGCCCCTCTTCCGGCCGCGAAATATCCCTCGGAACTTGACATGATAATGCACTGGCAATATCTACGAAAAACCAAAGGCATCGACATAGCGAATGTCTTTAACGCTCATCCATCGGACAATGATGTTGAGGAGTTTTTCACCAACTCTACCGAAGGCATTACATCCGTCCCGCCCCTGAGGCCGGGGAAATACGTTCGCCCGGAATACCTCCCTCATCTCCACCAACTTTGGGCGAAGATTGAGGAAGATAAGCCGAATCTAATTATTGCCTTGGGCAACACGGCCTGCTGGGCCGTGTTGGGGGAGAGTAAAATCTCTGCGTTGCGGGGAACAGTGAAACTCAGCCCGAGATTAAACGTCAAAGTCCTCCCCACGTTTCACCCGGCGGCTGTGCTTCGTCAGTGGAACTTGCGCACGGTGGTTCTAGCTGATTTAGAAAAAGCTAAGAGCGAAGCCGAATATCCAGAAATCCGCCGGATCGAACGCTTCGTCACTGTAATGCCGACTTTAGAGGAAATTGCCGATTGGCTCAACCGCCCCGCGGACTATTATGCAGTGGATATCGAGACCCGCACCTTGCGGCATAAATCCCTCATATCTATGATAGGCTTCGCCCGTAGTCCTTCGGATGCCCTCGTTATCCCCTTCTTCGACGATAAGAGCGAGACAGGTTCTTATTGGTCGACAGTCGAAGATGAAATGCAAGCTTGGCGAATGACAGATACCCTACTTCGCTCTCCGGTTCCGAAAGTATTCCAGAACGGTATATTCGACCTCTCCCACCTGCTACGTATGGGCTTTCGCCCCGCACAGTGTGCCCACGACACTATGCTTCTGCACCATGCTCTTTACCCCGAAATGCTAAAGGGCCTTGGCTTCCTCGGGTCGATCTACTCCAAAGAGATCGCGTGGAAGGGAATGAGAAAGAAGGGCGATAACCTCAAGAGGGATGAATAGCGATGCTCGTCGCCACGCATGAACTAGACGTAGACTCTGGCTCAGAACAAGTCTACAACGCTCTCGATTGCTGCTTGACGCATGAAATCTTTTCCGAATTGTCGAAGCAAATCCCCAAGGCCGAGCCTGCCTACACCTT